AATATAATATAATAATCATCATTTATACTATTTAAAGGAACATTAGGTGTTACAGTAACATAGTTATTATAATCAATTTTATATTTAATTCTGTTATAACCTCCCATATAACCATTATAATAAGACAAATAACTTATTATACCAAAATTATCACTTATTTCAATTTCAATATCACCAGTATAAAATATAATATCAATATCATTTATTGTTTTAGTATCACCTGTAAAAACAGTACCAGATAAAACATTAAATTTACTAGAATCATCAATCACAAAACCGATAGGATTATCGATAGGAATATTTTTAAAATAATAAATACCATTAGTTAAAGAAATATAATCATATGTATGATATTTAGTATCATTAAATTTATAAATATTATTTTCAACAGATACATAAATTTCATTATTTTGAATTGGTAAATATTTATTAACATGATAAAGAGAATTATTATTTTCATATGAAAAAGCACTATTATCACCTTTATTTCCAGTATAAAATCCTGTATTAGTTACTATACCATCACCACCTTTACCGACACAAATAAAAGCATTTTTAACCGATATATTATTAATATAAACAACAGCACCAGCACCACCTCCACCAGCATTTGGAATACCCCCAGAACCTCCACCTCCAACAATTAAAACATCACAAATTGTTTCTTCAGAAAAATCTAAATCATAAGTGACAATAGAAGTAGATGAATTATTTTTAAAAGCTATATATTGATAAGAGGAATTTGTCTCAATTGTATTAATATTATACGAGGAATATGGAGAAGAAGAAGTAATAGTAGCAATTGGAGTAGATTGTTGAGCAGACGAACTTCTAATACTATTATCAGTAATATACAAACCGTCACTAAAATATTCATTAAAACTAATAGGATTAGTGCCACCAAAAAGTTGTTGTATATCATAAAAAGATATAGGTCCTGATGAAGGTAAACTCATTTACTAATAAATAATATATATTATTTATTATATGAAAAAAACTAATAAATTTTAAAATTACTTTTATTAGATATAAAATGAATGTTAGGGGTAATGTTAAATTTTCAAGTGAACTATCAAGTATAATAAAACCAGATAAAACTTATAAAGATCCTGTAGACAAATTACGCGTATCAAACCCAGAAGCACTTATGGACACAGATTTCGAATATTCATTACAATCAACAAAATGGGAATCAGTTGAAGTGCAAAATAATATACCTGGTATTTTTCAAAGAGCTAATGAACCTGCTTATCAGGGACCAGCTATTGAATCAATTGTTAAAACAGAATTAGGGGAAACTCAAAATGATGCTCAAGTTACTGTATTAACAGAAAATTCTGGATATTATTTAAATGGTAATGATAATATAAGTTGGAATTTATATCATAGAGATAATGATGATGGTAGATGGGAAAATAGAAGAATAACATTGCCATTTGTCGTTAGAATTAATGGTATTGAATATTCAACAATATATGTATCTAGTCATGGATTTTTTACATTTGAACAAACAGGGTATACTTATTATAGTAACCTTCAAAATACAAACCGTCCTCCACAAATGACAGTAAAATTATTTAATTTTCGTTCAATTAATTCAAATAGCAGATATTATGATAGAGGTAGATTGTTAAGAGTTGGATATAGAACTACAGAAATTACAAATCTTTCAGGTGTAACTATTCGTAAATTTATACTAAGAATTAATTGGAATAGTTATTTTCCAAATGATAAATACACTGGTGATGCAAATGATTATCCTGAAGGAGCTTGGACAGCAGAAACACATTTTTTTGAAAATGAATCATATTTTCAAGTTCATTACGATAGAAATTGGGGTGTTTTTAATAATGATTTTAGTTGTTTAGCAGATGGTAGAAATAATAGTTTATTAGCAAAATGGCCACCAGGGACAAATACATCTGTTGAATATAATCAAACAAGTCCATACGAAGTAAGAGGAAACAATACATCATTTAGAATAGATTTTTATACTCAAAATCGTTCAATTTTAAAAATAACTGTTTCACAAGTACAAGATGGTAGAGAATTTTATACTGGCATGCCTATAATTTTAAAACAAACTAATGATCCAACATATATAGATGGGTCATATTTGATTGTTACAGTATTTGATGCCCCACTAGATGATAATTTAAAGAAAAAATCATTTGCTGTTACATCAAAAACACCAGATGATTATAATGTTGATTATCAATTAAATAATTTATATACAACAATATATACAGGAGGGTTTTTTAATTCATCATCTATTTTATATACAAGTATTCGTCCTGTAGCAAATACAAAAGACATAGAAATAGTTTTTCCTTTTCCTCACTCTTTATTTGTAAATAGTAAAATATATGTTGTAGATCAAACTATATTTGAAGTAAGACCATGGACTGGTTCTCATATAATATCAAGTGTTGTTGATGATTATACAGTAAGATATATTTCAAATAATTTGGAAATATATACAGAAGATGATGCTAGTACAGATTTGCATACTTTAGGTAATGAAAATCCTATAGGTTCAAATTTATATCCCAATCAACAAACATTTCTTTATGTAAGAAATGAAGGTGTAAGTCAACATCGTTTTTTTGATGGTGGAGTACAAATCAATCCAGAAACAAATTCTCCTAATACACAAATAATAAGACAAACAAGAAAATATTTTAGATACCAATCAGGTAAAGGAATTCAATTTAGTTCAGGTATACTATTTAGTCCAAATTATGATATAATATCATTAAAAATAAATCATGATAATGGTGTTTATGCAAACGATTTATATAGTATATTTGACATAATTATAGAAACTGATCAAGAACATGGATTTACAAACGCAGATTTATATAGAGAAGGTGCATTAATAAACATATATGGTTTAACAGTAACAGATGGTTTAAATTTATATAATAGAGAATTTAGAGTAAAAAATATTTTAGGACCAAAAACTTTTACAGTTAGTTTACTTTCGCCAACAGAATTCATAGAAAATATAAATTATAGTGATATTTATATGAATTTAGTTTCAAATAGTATTAGTGTTAGTGTACAACCGGATGGACAAGGTAGTAATATATATTTATTCAATAATGAACCATATTCAAATTACAATTATATTGGTTTAGAGATAGGTATTTATTATTTTAATGGTATACCTGAAGAGCATCCATTAGGTTTTGTTATTGATGATACTTCTAAATTTGAAGTAACTTCGGGAAATATAGTTTCTCTAAATGAAATAATTATTATTAATGGTGTTAGTATGACCTATTATACTGGAGATATTACAATTGAAGTAAAAGAAAATTTTGGTATAATAAGTTATTCATGTTATAATCATGGATATATGGGTGGAGAAAATAGAATTAAATTTAGAACAGATATTATAAATAATAATGATATATATACAGAAACTAGAAGTTATCCACCAGCAAGAATTTTTGAAAATCAAATAACAAAAATAAACGGATATGAATATGGTAATGGTATATATGAAGTAACAGAATCGAATAGTATAATTGATACATCTAATGCTCAAACCTTATATACAGATTTAGAAATAATGAGAAATGATTTATTAACTTATTCATATGATAATGTTAATGAAATTAGAACAGTTTTAGAATCAAAAGGTTATCGTTTAATTGCTACACCAAGATATGGAGAAATGGCAGAAAGATTAACATCTCAAGATAATAACATTACAGAATTAGGAAGATTTAATAGAACTTATTTTGATAGCACAGATTTTTTAAAATTAAGTAATGGTTTTGGTAATAATACACTTAATAATCATCCTTATATGTGTTTGGCATTATTTACAAATTCAGGTTTAGTTGGTATAGCAACAATGTTATTTAGAGAATGGACAAATCAGGAAACAAAAAGATTGAGAGACTTTTTCTATCCTACACAAGATTCAAATAATGGGCATGATTTATATTCTTATGTATTAAATGCGGATGGTACAGAAGTTTTTGATGTAGGTGGTAAAACAAATTGGAATTTTTCTAATCAACAACAAGCAGGTTCAAATGGATATTATTCAATATATGGATTTAGTAGAGATGACGGTATTTGGGGATTTAGTATAGGAAGAGCAGTTGATGGAAATTATCCAGGACCTCCAATGAGATATAATAATAATTCATATGGTATAGAAAATTATGATAGTAGTGATACTCAAAATTACTATATGTGGAATAATATAACAACAAATATAACTACGTATGCTATATATGCTTTTGTAAGAACAGATAATTATACTGGTACAATATCAGTTGTAGACGAAATAGTATATAATAATGGCGAAGGCCCTGGTTATAATGTTTTTAATAATGAAAAATCAGCTGATACATATAAATCATTATCTAAATCATATGCAATAGATACATTTGAATATATAATAGATTCTGTAAATACAATAAATGGTTTAGAAGATATAGGAGATTGGATAAAAATAAAATTGCCAAATGAAATAAATTTAACTGGATATAAACTTAAACAAAATAGTAATTTTTTAAATAATTCTCCTGGTAAGTTTAAAATATATGGTTCAAAAGATGATGTAAATTGGGTTAAAATAGTAAATAAAGAAGATAATATTATTAGTTATACAAATAATGAATTTTCTGAAGATGTTACTTCAAATGCAACATTTAATTATTTTGCATTAATTGTAACTTCATTAACGGGTAATGGTGAAATATTACATTTAGATGAATGGTTTTTATATGGTAGAGAAATATATGAAGATAATTTATTTAGTGATAACATAAATTCTTATATTCAATATGAATATAAAGAATCTCTTGCTGAAAAATTTACAAATGTTTCTGGATGGAGATTAGTAAGATTTTTACCCGAATCATCAGAGCAATGGTATCAAGCAACAGATAATTTATTAGGTACAGATGTTTATGGCACAGCATATAACCTTGGGAATGAATGGTCTGTTGATTTTGAAACTTATGATGAGATGTGTTTTAGTACTTATTCATTTTCACATTGGTTATATTGTACAAAAACAACAGTTCAAACAAATTATAATAATGAACCTGCATCTATTATAAGATCTAATATGAGTAGTTCACCTTACACGGCAAATTGGTATAATAGAGTTGAAAATCCAGAAGAACCTTGGATATCTGTAAATAATTATGATGAAGTTATACCAAATATCTTATATGGTGAAAGTGGAAATCAAACAAACTTGGAATTATTAACAGGAAATGGAGGTATGTGTGTATGGGTTAGAAATTCACAAGATGTTAAAAATGATTATACAGAATATGAATTAAATACATCAAACCCATTAGAATGTGATATATTAGTTATCGGAGGCGGTGGTGCTGGTGGTTATAATGGAGGAGGAGGTGGTGGAGGTGGTGGTGTTGGTTATTTAGAAAATGTAAAATTAAATGGAAGTTATAAAATAAAAGTAGGAAGAGGAGGATTTGCATCACAAGAATTGAATGATTATTCGCAAAATGGTATAAGTAATGGTGTTAATTCATCAATTATAGATAAAAATGATAGTAATAATTTATTAGAAGTCGCAGGTGGTGGAAGTGGTGCGTATGATAAAGATGTTATAAATATAGGAAATAATGGTGGTAGTGGTGGAGGTGCTGCGCAAACACAAACAACTGTAGGTGGAGTAACTGGCAATACTAAATCAGGATTATTTTCGGAAGCATTACTATATGGTTCTAGTGGCAAAGAAGGTAATATAGATTTTGCAGGTGGTGGTGGTGGTGCCGGTGGGGATAATACAAATGTAAAAAGTAAAGATGGTTCGCCAGGATATAAATTTTCAATAACAGAAACAGAATATTATTATGCTGCGGGTGGTGGTGGTGGAAGTACTACACAAAATGGCGGAAAAGGTGGTATGGGAGGAGGTGGTGGAGGTGGTTCTTTAACAAATACAGGAGGAGCAGGAGGAATAAATGGATTAAAAACATATAATAATAATACAGAAAAACTTGAAGGCGGAGAAGGAGAATCAGGTGGAGCATCTGGTAATGCTAGAGGAGGGTCTGGTGCGAAAAATACAGGAAGTGGAGGAGGTGGTGGTGCTCAAAATAGTAGTAGTTATTTAGGTGGCAATGGTGGCTCAGGTGTAGTTATAATAAAATATAAATCAATATCCACAACAAATCGCGAAGATTTAGTAAGTTTACCAGGAATTAGAGATTTTTCACCTGGAGGTATAGGAAGAATTGAATTAAAAGAATGGAATGATGCGTGTGTTCGTTCTGGTTTATTTGATTATCAAAATGGAATGTTTTTTGAATATGATGGAAAAAGAAAATTAGCAGTAGTTAAAAGAGATAGTACAGAACAAATTGCAGGAAGATTACAAATTGATCAATTTTCAACAAGATTATCTGGAACCAATACTAAATTTACAACACAGTTAGATGAAGGGGGATATATTATATTGAAAGGAGATTCTTATTTAGTTACAAAAATAGTATCAGATACAGAATTATATATAGCACCGGGATATAAAGCAGAAGGATTTATAAATTATAAAACAGTTAAAACAAATGAAACAAGAATATATCAAGAAAATTTTAATTTAGATAAATTAGATGGTAATGGACCAAGTGGTTATAATATTAATATTAATAAAATGCAAATGATATTTATAGATTATTCTTGGTACGGAGCAGGAAAAATAAGATATGGAATACGTGTAGAAGATGGTGATATAATATATTTTCACGAATTAAAACAAAACAATATTAACACAGAAGCTTATATGCGCTCTGGTAATATACCGGGAAGATTTGAAATATCAACAAAATCTAAATTATGTAAACTAAAATCAGAAATTCCAAGTAATTTATCAGAACCAAATGCAAATTTATGTAAAATATTAAAAGAAGATAAAGATAAATTTCCAGAAAGAGGCACAATAATTATTAATAATGAATATATACAATATGAAAAAGGAGAAGATACAGAAAAATATTCTACTCTAATATTTAAAAAAAGAAATGTTAAAGGTCGTAGAGAATTAATGTCAGCAAATATTAACGATACAATAATATCATTTAATCAAAATTGTTCTCCTTCTTTAAGTCATTGGGGAGTATCTTGTATAATGGATGGTGGTTTTAATGTAGATAAATCTTATTTATTCACAGCAACATCACAAAATTACATTAGTATTAATTCTGATAAACAAGATACAGCAATTTTAAGTATAAGATTGGCACCATCTGTTGATTATGGAATACCTGGATTTTTTGGTGTTCGTAATTTGATAAATAGGTCAGCATTAGCATTATATTCAGTTGGTATTGGTACTTCTGGTGCTTCACATATTCAGTGTATTGTAAAAATAAATTGTGAATCTAAAATATTTCAAAATAATGATAATTGGTTACCAACAGGAAATGGAAGTATAGCTCAATATTTAGATCATTCAAGTTTAACAACAAATTCAAGTACAACACAAAATGCTAGTGAAATAGAAAAAGTAACATCAGGTGATTCTGTAGCATCATTTATTTGCGAAGGAGGAAGTAACAGTTATGCTGCTACGGAACAAATTTTAACAGCTGTAAGAGAATTGTCAAATAGTATTTTAGGAGGTCCTAATGCTTATCCAGATGGCCCTGATACATTAACAATATTTTTAAGAAAAATATCAGGTTCAACAACAAATGCGTTCGCAAGAATATCATGGACAGAAGCTCAAGGTTAATTTATATATTTTTTTATATCTTTGATATCATTTTTAATTTCAGTTAATTCATTTTCCAATTTAATATTTTTATCATTTAATTCTTTTATACCTTGTAATAATATAGGTACAAGTCTTTCATAGTTTAATGTCAAATATTTTTGACCAGATTTAGATATTATATCTTTTATATTTTCATCATATTTTCTATCAAATGGTGCTATAGATACAAGTTCTGGATAATATTTATTAACTTGTTGTGCGCTTAAACCGATTTCATCATTATTATTAATTATTCCTAAACTATGTGCTAAATCATTTGTTTTATATTTAAATACGTCAATATTTTGTAATGTATTTAATACATTTTCTATATTACTAGTTATTTTTTTAAGTCTTTCATCTGAATAATAAGCAGTTATATTACCTGATACTAATAAGTCACCTGATTCATTTAAAGTCATATTAGCATTATCACTAGTATAAAATTCAATTTGTCTTGGTTCATTATGACCCCTAATCCTTACTTTAAAATCTTCACCTGCTGTTGAACCAAAATCAATCCATCCACCATTATTAGAAGATGTTCTTAAGTCAATATAAGAATATATAGAATCATAAACACCAATATTAGCAGATACTAATGTATTAATATTATTGGCAGGTCCAGATATTTGTAATCCTTCACTTCTTCTAATATCATATCTTAAATCAAAATCAGTATCAGTATAATGTGGAGTTGCTGAAATCATACCAAAGGAATCAATTAATATACTACTATTATCAACTTTTATACAACCTATATCGGTATCTGTAGCAATGGGTAAAAGACTTTTATCAAAAATACCACTAACAATATCAGAAGCACTATGAGTATGAGAATAATTAGCATAATAATTAGTTTGTATTGATACATTATTATTATTATAAATTAATGGTTGAGAAAAATTAATATTAAAATTTAATTGTGATTGATCAAGTGAAACTATATTACCTAATTTATTTAAAGGACTTTGAAAAACGAATGCTTCATTAGCAGAAGTATTATATATATTTTGTATTAAAGTTCCATCAATAATGGTTTTATTTGTACCAGTAATAGTCAAAAAAGAATCCTTATAAACAGATAATTTATAATTGGATTCAAATGTAATAATATCATTAACTAATAATTCAAGATCTGCTGTAACATCTAATGTAAAGGAATCATTACTACTATATTCTGAAATTGGTGGTAAATAAAATGTTCTTAAATATCTTGGTTGATAACCTAATCTATCTAATTTAATATAAAATTTACAAAATTCTGAAGAAAATTCTAAATTAAATACAGCATTAATATTAATTTTATAAACATCATTTCTAGGTATAACAATCTTTGTATAATTTTCTGAATTACTATAATAAACAATATGGTCATTAATATTATTAATAATATTAAATTTTAGTATATTATTTAATTTAACAAAAGTTGTTATTGTTCCAATATTTGTTTCTATATCAGTTTCTTCAAGATTATAAACTGTAAAATAATTATCACCTGTATTATAAACTCTTCTTACTAAAGAAGAATTTAATAAAACCTTATCGCCACTTAATACCTTATAATCATCACTAGTTTCAATTGAATATTCTTGTGTTTCATTTTTATCTAAATAATATTTAATGATTACTATACCATTTCCACCTTTACCAGAATATGTATTACTTGTCCAACCACCCCCACCCCCACCTCCACCAAGTGTAGAACTATTATCAAATGTTGTTGTAATATTTAATAAACTATCTCTTCCTTTGCCAGCACCACCATAATATTCTGTTACACCATTTATACTATAATTAAATATACCACTACCACCATCACCAGATACTATACTATTTTTTGTAGATACGCCTACATTACCATAATATTCTCCATTTATGATAACAGTACCGTAAATAGGAGTCATTATAGAACCACCAAAAGCTGTTTCAAAAGCACCTCCACCTCCACTACCACCAGGATTTCCTACACCATCTTTACTACCTCCACCACCTCCTCCACCAAATACAACAGTATCCATTGCGATAGTATTAATACCATCATTCCCACCATCTTGATTATCATGACTAGCATCACTTAAAACACTATCACCACCTTTGCCAATTCTAAAAATATAACTATTATTAGGAATATAATTTTTTTTAGTATATAATATGCCTCCTGCTCCACCACCACCACCAGTAGAACCACCACCTGAACCACCCCCTGCTACTAATAGTATATCAGCAAATATAATATCATTAAATATAGATGTATAAATAGTTTGATAAATAGATTCATATAATATTTTTATTTCTTTTTGATCTAATACTTTACTATAAAAACGAAGGTCATCTATATATCCATTGAAATTTTGAGATGTACTATAACTACTTCTACCTATTACTTTAACATTATAAGTAATATCAGGTGGTTCAAAATAAGATATATCAATTGTTTGTAATTTACCATTTAAGTATACATACCATAGTCCATATTTATCAATACAAAATGATAAATGATTCCAATTATTATAACTATTTACCAATTGAATAGTAACACCTTTATCAATATTTAAATCTTTCCAATAAATTTGTATTGAATTATTATCATTATTATTTTTCATAATACTTAAACGATAATTACTTTCATTATTATATTTGATACTTTGATAAGCAAATTCTAAAATTGTACCATATGATTGTGTTGTTTCTAGCATATTAAACCAAAATGATATAGTAAGACCATTATCATTATTCCATATATTATATAGATTAATATTATCTGGAAATTCAATATTAGCAGTGCCATCTAAATATAAAGCACAATTATCATATAATCTATTATCATAATTAATAACACAGTTATTATTATTAATTAAATTATATGAATTTTTAGAATCATTAAAATTATTTTCAAATGTATAATGAGCATATAAATAATTTAAATCGATATTTAAATAAGGAGGTAATATATTATATTCTTGTTTAAATTTAGTTTTTAAATAAGAAATTACTAATGATAGTGTTTCTTCTTGATATATAATAGAATTATCGCTTGTTTTTTTAATAATAGTATTAATTATTTTATTTGTAGTATCAAAATTACCATTAATTAATGTATATTGAGTATTTAATAATCTATCATTAAAATTAACTTTAGCATTTATTTCATCAGAAAAATTTAAAGTATATTCTTTTTTATTAATTAATGTAATTTTAAGATTTCTAGGCAGCACACCAGATTCAATTTCTTGAAATTTAAAAGTAGTATTAGCACTATAATTACCAGTATAAATTATATTATTTACAACACCTGTAGCAGTTGTTAATACCACTGTGTTATTAAGTAATATTTGTATTCTACCTCCAGTATAAGTCTTATCAAATTCTACAACAATATAATTATATTCATTTGGTAAAGGAAATGTTATATAACCGATATTATTACTTGAAGCAAATGGTCCTTCTGGATAAAAATCATTAAAATATGTTGTTCCACCTAAACTTTGAGCATAAATTTGCCATTCAGCAAATGTATTAAATGTATCAAATTCATCATACACAAAGTATTGTGTATTAAAAGTTAAGGAAACATTTGTTGAATCATTATAGATTGTTAAATTATTTGTTGAATTATAGTTAGATACAATTGTGCCATCAATAGTAACTTCACCAAGTGTTTCACTAACAACTTCATTATATTCTAATTTAATAGCATATGTGTTAGTTTCATTATCAATTGAGATAGGTTGATTTATAATATCATCGACACCTATGATAGATAACTCATTTAACTCAAGATATGTATTATTACCATTTATGTTATTAACGACTAAAGTAAAAAATCTATATTTCGTTAATAAATTATTAAAATTGCCAAACAATGTAAATTCATATGGGTTATATTCAAGTAAAGTAACATTATTATATATTACAATCCAAGAAGAATGCGAATTATCACCCCAACAATTTGAATCATTACTAGCATATATTTTAAAGTTATTAGGCATACCACTATTGTAGGTAGAAGAATTAGGCAAAAATTTTAAAGTCCTTAAATAAATTGATCTTCCTAAATCAATCGATATACTTAAACCAATTGTTCCTTTAAAGTTATTACTTCCTGTATAATTACCACTTTCATCAAAAACTTGACTAGATTTATAAAATTCTGTTAAATTATGTGAAAAAACTTTATGACTACCATACGTATCATAATTATTATCAAAAATACCATCACTAGAATTAGTAATAATAGTATATTCTATATCAGTCCATTCATTAGTAGTTGATGTGTAATTTATAGTTCTATTATATATATTTCTTGGATAAATTGTTTGCGAAGTAAAAAAATTAGGATGATTATTACTAACAGTTATATTTGAAGTTAATGTAGTATTTTCATAAAAAAATCTATTATCAATTGTAGTAACTGTATTTGAAATAGAATTAATATTTTCAATATATTCTTCTGTTTTTTCATATTTACCTATAAAAGTATTTAATTCTGTATTATTATTATTTGGATTAACTTTTAATACACCATTATCATTATATATAGTAGAATTATCAATAGGTATTAAATTGGCATTTACAAATCCAGTAATTACTTGTGAACCATCAAATACAATAGTATTATCAATTATAGAAATATTATCAATTTTATCGTTAAGTTCATTATAAATAGAAATAACAAAATTAGAAGATTTATTATCTAAAAAATTAGATGTTTGTGTTATTTTTGTAATAATATTCTCATCTAAATTTTGAATATAATCTAAAGATTGTGATGTAACATTATTAATTGAACCAGAAAATTTAATATTACCATTGACGTGTAATTCAGCTTCTGGAACAGTATTAATACCAACATGGCAATTATAATCAACAATAAATTTTTTATTATTAAATAAATTTGAAGTATTAAATATATTATGTAAATTATCATTATGTATTATATTTAATGATGGACCATCTGCTTGCTCATTAAATATTGATAAATTTTCAGATTCATATATAGTTGTATTAATTTTTGTAATATCGCCAATAATATTTAAATTACTTGTTGTTAATGTTCCATCAACATTTGCGTTAAGAATGAATAGTTCATTAAATCTTTTATCAACACTCCCTAAATTATATACTAAATCTTCTTGTGGTATAATACTAGCTTTAAGATTATTTAATAA